ATAAGTATATAACAACTAAAATGTGTGCCTCCCCCTCCGCCTCCGCCGAAATTGTCCTTATGGACGGACTGCTGACCGACATCAAGGTCAAAGACAACCACTACACGCTTCCAAAGAGCAATATCAAGGTGCTTGAAAATGTGAATAATGCCTTTGAAGTATTGATGGAAGGGACACCTTGTCGCCTGTTCGTTGATGTTGATGGCGAGATGTCTGCCGACACCGACGAAGCAACCTTCAACAAGATTGTCGCTGAATGCCAACAAAAGTTCTGCGGTGATGACCGCATAATTGGTGTCAGGAACTCGTCGCACTTTCAAGCATTAAAGTTTGATGCGAAAAAATTAAATGGGAGGATGATGAGAATTAGGAAGATTGTCAAAAAAATTAGTTTCACCCTAATATATAACAAAGTGTTTCCAACCTGTCATATGATTAAAGATTATGCGGTTCAAAACACTCTGCCTGAACTCCAAGCAATCCTCGGCGATACGATTGAAATCAATACTGAAAACAAAGAAAATACGCTCAACCTTGATACGCAAGTTTATCGTGTGAATGGAAAAGTGAGGGCGGTGAATGCCTACAAATATGAAGAGCAACCTGAACGCATCAGCAAGATTGTCAAGGGGTCTATCCTTGATAATGTGATACAGCACATTCCGCACGATTGCGAAAAAATTGAACCTCCTGCCCCTGCTCCAAGACCAGCAAGACCAGTAAAAGCAGAAATGCCAAACCAAGCACCAGAACCAGCAGAAGCAGAAGAACCAGCACAAGAACCAGCAGAAGACAGCAACCTCGCCGAACAACTATTCAAGGGTCTCGCACAAAAGCGATTTGCCAGTTATGATGACTGGTTGAAGATGCTGATTGTCGTGCGTCAAGAGAACTGGGACTACAAGATGTTTGATAAGATTTGCGACGAACGCAAACAAGGCACGACATATGACAAAAATAACAACAAATCCATATTTGAAGGCATCAAGTTCCGCAAAGAAGGTGGTCTAACCCAAGCGACTTTGTGGAACTGGTTGAAGAGCGACAACAAACCTTTATTTGAAGCACTCCAAAAGCGACGCAGGGACTTTTATAAGCATCTGGATATGGGTGTTGCCGATATTGAATATGCCAAAATGTTCTACTCGGTTCGTCCTGACCGCTACTTTTACAGCGAAATTAGTGAGTGGTGGGAGATACGAGAAAATAATCGGTATTACAATACAGGAAAAAAAATACCAGTAGGCATTACAAATGTGATTAGTGATGTCCTGCGTGAAATTGTTGAAGACCAACGCAAGAACCTCAATCCTCTTGATGAAAAGACAAAGGATAGAAGTGCGACACTTTTGAAAGAGTATCGGCGACTTGGCGACCGAAAACCCCTTGAAAATATCGCCAGTTTCCTACCGAAATTGTGCTTTGTTGAAAAGGAAGAACTGGACGCAAAGATGGACGCAAATACCAACCTAATCGCGTTTAAGGATTGTGTGTATGACCTTCAAATCTGCGACTACCGCCAAATCAAACCAAGCGACTTTATCAGCAAGACCACTCGCTACAATATGGGTGATAGGAGGAGCGACACCAACCAACGCAAGAAAGTTATTGCGATTATTGAAAGCATATTCCCTGATAAAGACCTGCGTGAGTATTTTATCAAGTGTGCTTGTTTGGCGTTCTTCACGAACCGATTTGAGATGCTTCATATCTTATCAGGCACAGGAGGCAACGGCAAAGGCATCTTGACTTCATACCTGAAATCAGCAGGAGGCGACTATGTGGTTCAAGCAGAACAAACATTCCTTACAAGCGTGTTGAAAGCAGGTCAAGCAAATAGCGACCTCGCCCAAACAGAAGGCACGAGAATTGTGCTTGTCAGCGAACCAGACAACGGCGAAAAGAGTTGTTATATGAATATTGACCTTATGAAAGCAATTTCAGGAAGAGACCCAATCAAAGCAAGGTTGCTCTTTTCAAACAGCAAAGAGTTTCTTCCTCGCTTTACGGTATTCTTGTCTTGTAATAACAAACCTGAACTCCGCAAATTGGATAGAGGTCTCTTACGCAGATTGAGTATTCACCCCTTTCTGTGTTCGTTCAAGACCAATCCAGACCCATCAAACAAATATGAAAAAGTGGGAAATAGCAAACTCAAAGAACTAAAAGATGACCCACTATTTATCAAGGAGTTTATGCTTTATATGATTGAAAATGCTGAAAAATACAAAGACCTTGAAAGTATTGAGATGCCTGATATGGCGAAGGAGGCGGTTGATGATTATGTTGCCGACAACAATCATTTTAAGGCGTGGTTTGACACTCATTTCAAGAAGCAAAGCGAACCACAAGACATACGAGGCGAAGAATTGAAAGCGTGGAAAACAGAGCATACGCACAGCACAGGAGACCTATTGAAGAAATACAATTCATACACAGGAAACAGATTAACACCTTCACACCTTTTACAAGCACTCACTTATAATGAAATCCAAATCACAAAATCAGGCGGTCAAAAATGGGTGAAGTTTTATGAATACACCGAAGATGTAGAGGAAGAAATCCCAGAAGAAGAATTGGAATATGAGAATTAGATTATTTGCGGTAAAACTGGATTATTTATTATATTTAGGTAATATATAATCTAAAATGTGTTCGGTTGCTATTCAACAAAAAGAGGCGTTCAATCGTGATTATGAATATGGACGCAACGCAGAGGACAGCATACTAACTACTCTCCGCAGGTATTTTACAGACGACACGATTGTCAAGGCACAGGATAAATACAGCAGGTATGACTACACCAGCGAAAGTGGCACGAAATATGAACTGAAAACACGCAGATTGAAACGCAACAGGTTCGCAACGACTATGCTCCCCCTTGGAAAACTACTGGCGGAAAATCCAACAGGTAATATTTTTTTATTCAAGTTTGATGATGGATTATTTTATATCACCTACGACAAGGAAACATTTAGCAATTTCACGATTGCCCCCTACTGCCGTCAAGACCGCCTCGGTTATGACACAGAACAGGATTATATTTTTATTCCTGTTAATCTACTCACCCAAATAATCTAATCGTCAAAACTCACATAAAAAATATATTGGTTTATATTATAGGAAGAATAATATGAACTCATTTGAGAATAATCTTGCCGAGAGATTTAGCGACGCAAATATTTCGCAATCGTCGCAGAAGTTATATTTTAGTAATTTGCGAAAACTGAATGGTGGGTCGCCACTCACCGATTTTAAGTTCTTGGAGAAACCCGAGACAATCGCCGAGAGATTGAAGGATTACGCACCAACAACACAACGCAACTTTTATATTGCGATTGTGTCGGCACTCAATCTGGGCGGAACGCAACCCAAGCACAAGAAGTTATACACCAAATATTACGATATGATGCTGACAAAAAATAAGGAGGTCAAAGAAATCAAGCACGACCCCGAGACCCTACCAAAATGGGACGAAATCACCGAGAAACGCAACACGCTTGGTAATCAGGTTGCCTCCTTTGCCGAAGCAAAGCAACTCACACCACCGCAATATGAAATCTTGTTGAAATGGGTGGTTGTGTCGCTTTACACGCTTCAAGCACCCCGTCGCAACGGCGATTACCTGAATGCCTTTATTATAGATAAGAACTCACCCCAGTTGCCAGAAGACCGCAACTATATCACGCTCAAAGACCCACAGGAGTTCGTGTTCCACAAATATAAAACCGATAAGAAGTATGGGACGCAGACCGAGGCAGTTGAACCAGAATTGAAGCGTGTGCTACAAATCTACTACAAGCATCACCCTCTTCTTGTCAAAGGTCGCTTACCGAAAGATACTTCTGCTGTGAAGTTTCTCGTGTATGCCGACGGCGAACCAGTATCACAACTCAACGCAATCACACGCATCTTGAACTCGGCACTTGGAAAAGGCACGGGCAGTAGCAAATTGCGACACGCTTACCTGACTGACAAGTATGGCAAACTGACGCAGGAGCAGAGCGAAGACGCAGAGAAGATGGGACACAGCGTCGCACAACAAAAAGAATACATTTACACGAAATAAATCAAATATTTTATATTCGCATATAATAAACATAATGCCTTACGAAATCAAAAAGGTTGATAAGGGTTGGAAGGTCTTTACGAAAGGAACAGACCGCTCTCACAGCAACGACCCACTCCCTCTTAAACGAGCGAAAGAGCAACTTAAAGCGTTATATGCGAATGCCGACGACGAAGAGAAGATGAAAGGCGGTATGATTGGTGGTTTTGATGACCGAGATTGGGATAAACTATTTGGGTTGTATGGTGGAGCGGAGGAAGATGATGAGGAACAAGCGAAAGCAGACGCAGAGGCGATTATCCGCCTTGATGACGAAAAGGCGTTTGATGTAGAGGAAGCAACAGGCGAACCCGAATATTTGAAACAGGCAAAAGCATTTGCCAAGAAGGCAGGGTATAAAGATTATGCTGACTTGCGTCTTGCTGACGACGGGAAGCATAAACTCGTCCTACGAGGTGTAAAGTTCGGCAGTATCAACAACAACGATTACATTATTTACAAACAGCATTTCCCTTCAATTGCCGACAAGAAACGCAAACAATATTTAGCGAGGGCAACCAAAATCAAGGGCGACTGGGCGAAAGACCGATACTCGCCCAATTCACTCGCAATAAATATTTTGTGGGACGGCAGTTCCAAGAAGGGCGGTGAAGAGAAAAAAATGAACTTTCGCAAAGAGGGAGATGACCCTCGCAATTGGGGATATGATGAGGAGGAGGAAATAGAAGCACCAGAGGAATATCCAGAGCAACCCCAATTTGTAGGCGACCCTACACAATTCAAACCTCAACCCTACGACCCGAATAATCCTCTAATGTATATGGTGGGCGGTGTTTTAGACCAAGAGAAATATGAGAGGGCGAGTGATATGGTTCGTTGGTTAGGGGAACAAACACGAGGAGATTATACAAGATTAAATACTCTTCTTCAAAAATATTCATTAGGTCAATTGACCGACTTGGAGGAGTATTTGGAATATCAAATCCCGAAGACAAAAGGAATGCCGAATGTCCGTCCGCTAATGGTAGAATTATTAACAAATATGTTGCCTATTCTCAAACGAGAGATTGAAAAGAAAACAATTGAATTAGCACAAACGCATACAGGGCGAGGAGGAGCAATCCCCCTCAATAAGAAACTCTACGAACAAGCAAAGGCAGAAGTATATCCTCGCTATAAAAAACCCTCCGCCTACCGCTCGGGAGCAGTCGTGAAGCGATACAAGGAACTCGGTGGTAAGTTCAAGGACAACGGTGGAAGACCACTTGCCCGTTGGTTCAAAGAGGAGTGGAAGGATGTCGGCAATAAGGAATATCCTGTTTATCGTCCAACAAAGCGTATCACAAAGGATACACCCCTAACCGCAAGCGAGATAGACCCCGAAAATCTTGAAATACAAGTTCGCGAAAAACAGAAAATCCGCGGTGAAAAAAATCTAAAACCCTTCCAAGAACGCAAAGTAGGTGGTCGCCTCGCACAGAGCGACGAAGAAGAAACCAAAGTCGCCAAACAAATATTACAAAAAGTCGCTGGCGAACAAAACGCAGAGGTGAAGGCGATTAGTGAGACACCTATGGGTGATGATAATATCCGTAAATACCTTCCTAATGCGAAAATCTTGAAATACAGCGAACTCGCAGATATTCAAGACATCACGCAACTCTTACCGCAACCCAAGTCATACTTTTTTGTGCTTTACGAACACGCACCCAACACGGGACACTGGTGTTCTGTTAATCGGTATATTAATAATGGCAAGGATACGATATGTTTCTTCTGCTCGTATGGCAGTAAGATAGATGGACCTCTCTACTGGAACTCGCAGGGACGCAATCAAGAGTTAGGGCAAGACAAACCATATCTCTCGCAACTCCTCCGCAAAGCACAACAATCAGGAAAAAATATTGAATACAACAAGGTTCAATATCAGTCAAAGAAGTCGCCTGTTGCGACCTGCGGAGCATTTGCCGTCCTCTGGATAAAAGCAAACCTACGAGAGAATATGTCGCTGACCGATTTTCACGATTGGATTAGTGAAATTAAGAGCGAAACAGGTCTGTCGTATGACGCTATTGCGTCCAACGCAATCAGTAAAAGGACATTTTAAAAGTAGGTGGAGTGGGTGGAGTAGGGTGAAGCGTTTGGCAATCCTTTCTCATTCTCCAAAACCCCCAAACCAGCATATAGGATTGGATTGGAAATCACCCCACCCCACCTCACCTACCCCACCTCGTAGAAAAGTAATTAAAGTTCCTGAAATCTACCGCCGTGAAATACAACATTATTTAAATTATGTTCTCGTAGGGCATCTTTGCCAAAATAATAGAGTGGAGAAAGAAAGAAATGCTTTGCTTGTTCTATCCCGAACGGGTGCTGGGATTGTCTCACTTCAATTTTGCCCTTTGACCTCTTTCCAAATAGACCATACAGAGGGTCGCTTGATGAATACACACGATAATTATCAAGCGACGCATTATTTAAATCGCCCTCTTGGATTGCTGGGTTGTAAGTCCGTGCCTTTAATATCATTCCTGCCTTCAACCACTCATCTATAATCGTCCCACCGAGAGAATGACCTGTTGCGTAATAATAATAATGTGTCGGTAAATAATCCGCCTGAAACTGCTGTAATATTGCCGTGTCCTTCAAATATCGCTGGGTTGTCGCAATCTTGTCTAAAACAACAGGCAACCACGCTTGGAAATCTTGAAAGTCGGCAGTCCCTCGCACCGATACAACAATAACAGGATAATCATTCTTTTTGAAGAACTTTAATGTAGGGGTCTGTTTTAGCAAACTAAATCCATCAATATTTCCTGTATAGTTGTCAGCATACGAAGCACCCGCCATTTCATACAATACACTCTTATCGGGTATTTGTAGATTGGGGTCGGTCGTATTCACATCAACGCTCATTTTATATATATATTGAGAAATAAAATGTTATATATCTATATACAAGAATAAAATGTCCGTAGGAAGCATTATTAATCAATCAACGGGGAAGATATATGATGATTTAATACCACAGCAAAACCCAAACCAAATTAATCTTGGCGAGGTTCTCGCCGTAGGCAACTCGGCATTAAATCCATCAACAGGAGTTCCGCAAGACGCAACTGATTTTGATACTATTGGTTGTATTAAAATTGAGACAGGAACAGTAGGACAAGGCAATAATCTTGACCTTCAAATAGGAGAGGCGGGAGATACACTCAAAATATTAGGAGGGATTGCGGTAGGTTCGCTTTTGGTAGGTAATGGTGTAGAAACAAAAGAATTGGTTGTAGGTGGAACAGACGGACAGACACTACAAGTCCTCGGTTCTGCTCCTTACGGGGTAGTATGGGGAAGTCCTCCCGTTGGACCAACAGGACCACAAGGACCAGCAGGGCAATCAAGCACATTTTATAATTATAAAACAGAAACAACATCACAAGCACCCCCTATTAATAATGGAAGAATTGAATGGAATAATGCGACACAATCATCAGCAACAGTTATTTATGTATCTCATTTAGACGACCTTGGAAATGATATTGAAACGCTACTCGCCCAATTAGACGCAGGTGATAAACTAATTATTCAAGACCAAAGCAACTCAAATCAATATCAAAGTTGGAATATAACAGGAACACCTACTATTGTAGCAAATGACTATATCTCATTTCCAGTATTAAACTTCGCTCCATATCAATTTGCCGATAATCATTCAGTCCTTTTAATTGTGTATGCTGTTGGACCAGAAGGACCGACAGGACCACAAGGACCACAAGGTCCGCAAGGTATTCAGGGAGATACAGGACCAGCAGGACCACAAGGACCACAAGGTTCGCAAGGTATTCAGGGAGATACAGGACCACAAGGACCACAAGGTCCGCAAGGAGATACAGGACCAGCAGGTTCGGCAACCTATCAAGCATACTATCCATCATTTACTAATCTTACAGTTGGAGATGGAACATTAACAGCACGATACGCACAACAAGGACAATTTACAGATGTTTATGTTCGTCTAATATTCGGTTCTACAACCGTAATCACAGGAACAGGTGTGTCTCTTACTTTGCCCGTTAATGCTAATTTTGCTTCTGCTAATGTTGCTAATGCGACTGCCCTGAATGGAAACGCAACCTTTTTTGATACAAGCACATCAAGCACTATTTATGGTGTCATAACATATTCAAGTGCCTCTACAATAACAATTCGCCCCTATTACTCGTCAGGCAATTATCTAATTAATCAGCAACTCACGAGTTCTGTTCCTTGGACTTGGGCGGTGAATGATGAGTTTTTCATTACATTCTCATATCATTCGGTTTAGAATAAAATATATTTTTTTTTATCTACCTTTATTATATTGAGGCAGATAAAATGACTTACTATGACTTGGATATGAATAGCAAGAGTATAACAAACCTAACGAGTTTTAGCGGTAGTAATCAAATGATAGTGAATTACGGCAACACTACTGCTACAACCGCAGGTAAGTTATACTTTTTAAATGCTTCTAACGATTGGATTGAGGCAACGAACAGTAATTCAGTAGGTTTTCAACTCGCAATTGCGAATGGTATTTCTTCGTCGGTGGATGGAATGATAATTCAAGGAACAATAACAAATGCTACATATTACTCTGCTTTTTCTGTCGGTGGAGCGTTATATGTTTCATCTACAAGTGGATTAATGACAAATACAGCACCTTCAAGTGATATACGAGTTTTAGGCAACTCATTAGGGTCAAATCAAATATTTTTTTCACCATCTAATATATTATCAATACCAACAGGAATGAGTGGATACGGAATAGCATCAGGAGCAGGCACAAGTGGATTTACTCAAAATAATATAATAGACCCCACATCTTCTCTCGCATACTCGCTTTTAAGATGGACTTCAACAACAGGAACAAACACTATGACAGTCAGCACCGCAGGACTTTTTGAGATTTTTGTTGTTGGTGGTGGTGGTGGTGGAGGCAATAATTCAAACTCGGGTTCGGGCGGTGGTGGTGGAGCAGGACAACTTGTAAAACAAACGATATATTTACCTGTGGGTGCTTACACTTGTATCGTTGGAGCAGGAGGCACGGTAGGATTGGCGGGTAGTGGAATAAGCACCCAAAGTGGTAGAAGGGGTGGTTTTTCGGGAATATTTCCTACTACTCCTGCTTACCCGAAAATTATTGCGGTCGGTGGTGGTGGTGGAATGGCGAGTTCTGCTGGTGGTGGAAACCAAGCACTCAACTCCTACGCAAGAACAACTCTTTTTAGTGATAGTTATTGTCAGGGTGGGGGAGCAAGTCCTCAAACATCAGCGACGGAAACAATTGAATATAATGTTTTTGGTCCAAATACCGTTTATGGTGGCAACGAGGTTGGGTTCGGCGATAATACACTTACGACTGGTGGTTTTTTTGGTGGAACAGGATATAATAATAGCAACTATTCAGCGTCGGGCGGTGGTGCTGGTGTGGGTGGAGCAGGTGGGAATTACATACAATTAGGAGGACAAGAAACGATGAGAGGCGGTGCTGGTGGTCTCGGTGTATTTGATACTTTTACAGGTGCTTCTGTTGGTTATTGCGGTGGGGGGTGTGGAGGACACGCTACAAACCAAGCACAACAAACTTCGCTTTATGGTGGTGGTAGTGGTTCAGCATATAACGGCGGTTCAGTTAATCCCGCAACGGCGGGAACTGCGAATACGGGTGGCGGTGGCGGTGGTGGAGCAAATCAAAACTTTAATTCAGGTGGTTCGGGTGCTGGTGGTTCAGGAGTGGTGATGGTGAGATATAGAATATAATTTCAAAAAATAAAAATCTTCATATATAACAAATACACATTTAGAATGTCCGTAGGAAGTATTATTAATCCAACAACGGGAAGAATATATGATGATTTAGTTCCACAAGGAGGCGGTGTTCCCCTCACCAAAGGACAACTCATTACAGCAGACGCAGGAGGAACAGAACAACCATTCCCAGTAGGAACTAATGGATTTGTTCTTTCTTGTAATTCAGCACAACCATTAGGTCTTGAATATATACAACTACCAGCAGGAGGTATTAATTTCACACAAGAGGGACAATTACTCTACGCAGGAGCAGGACCAGCATTCGCAGATAGTTTGTTGAATATAGGAAACGCAGGACAAATATTAGGAATAAACGCAGGTATTCCAGCGTGGCAAGATGCGGGTGGGTCAGGTCTCATAACAGCGAACGCCCCTTTGATTGAGGAAGCAGACCCCGCTCCAAATAGCAAAATCAGTATTAATTTTTCCGCTGGTCCAGCAGGTCAAATCCCATACGGAAATGGAACAGCAAAAACAGGAGCATTAACAAACACACCAACAGCAGGACAAATATTAGGTGTTGCTGGTGGTGTCCCTGCTTGGATAAACGCAGGAGGTTCAGGCACAATCACAGCACTCGCACCACTCACAGAATACGCAGTAGGAAATGCGAGTAATGTTGCTATTGATTTTACAGCAAAGGGCGATTTAGTAGTAGGAGCAGGACCACAAGTAGGAGGAAATCCCGTCGCAGGTGTGGTTTTACCAGTAGGGGCAAACGATTATGTCCTGACTGCTAATTCAGCAACAGCGTCAGGATTAGAATGGAAAGCGTCTGGTTCAGGTTCTTCCGCAATCATATTTAGGAATAATCAGGATAATACACCTCTTATAATAACAGCACCTCTTACCGCAAACGATACTTGCGTCATAACAGCAGATAGAGTATATGATAATTTCAATAGTCAAATCTTTAATATAGCAAACTTGGGAGGACTACAAACACAAACAACGGGGTATGTGATTTTCAATTGGACGCCAGCAAACAGTATATCAATTACCAGTATTGTAGCAAATGCGAAAGTTTCTTCAACTGACCCATTAGAACAAACACAAACAGTCGTAGCATTAACGGCGTATAATGACAGCACAACAATATATTCTTCAAGTGATTATACCTATATTGGAACTGCCGACTTGTATAATTATATAAACTTTAATAATCTCCCGTTTGAAGTAAATGCGGGGACAACATACTCGTTTTATGTGTTATTTACATCACAACAATTAGTAGATACTTATTATTTTATTGACGACCCACAAGACCCACTATCATATATAGGAAACATTACAGTTCAAGGAGTAGAGTATATAAACGGGGCAGTATCAACATTTACCCTTACTGCTCCTGTGAAGTTTAGAATATCAAACGATTTAGTTGGGAAAACTTCTGCTACTTGTGAAAGTTTTAGTTCGCAAAGTTTCGTAGCAAGTGAAGATTTACAAAGTTGGATTGCGACTGGTGGTATAAATGGTGGGGTTGCTTTCATTCCATAATGAATTAAGGGAGTGTTTTAGCAAAATTATTATCTTTTCCTTTATTATAAACAAAGTCAAAATGTCCGTTTCGTCTCTTTCTACGCAAAATCTCGGGCAGGGTTCTTATCCCCTTGTCATTCAACAGGGCGTAATCACGAAAGTTGCGAATACCCCCCTTGTCGTTCCTTGTGGTGGTATTCTCACTACTGATGATGTCGTCCTTACTTGTCTCACAAAAACAGCATCAACCGCAAACGCAGGTGGAGTTGAAGTTATTACTATTCAAGCAGGAGTATCATTTACCGCCACATCAGCGGACGCTGTCTTCGCAGGAACTTATGCTTATCAGGTATTTCGCTCTTCTGCCCGAACTGTTAATGCTCCTTAAAATGTTTAGGTGAGGCAGGTTAGGTTAGGTGAAGCGTTTGGCAATCCTTTCTCAATATCAATATCATACTTATCGTCTATATGGATAAGTATGACATTCACCCCACCCAACCTAACCTACCCCACCTACCCCACCTACTTTGCCTCATTTTTAGATTATTACACCCCTAATTTAGATTAATACTGGAATAATATAACCGAAATAGATTAGTATTTGGAATAATAATATTATTATTCCAGTAATTAATGTATTTTATTAGATTATTCCAGTATTATTTAGATTATTACACTCCAACGGGTCGCACAAGATTATTTACACAGATATTTAGGCGATTTTCATCATTATTTTATATAAGTATAAGGTATAGAAAACAATATGACGCAACCAACGCAGGTATATTACGATTTAGATGTCGTGAATACTATCACACCATCATTAACTACATCACAGACGGCACAACCTAACCGCCTTACCTTTACCGAGGTGAGAAGCAGTCCTATATTAGACAATCCCAGCGACTATTTTCTATCTATTATTCGGTTTAGTTTAGACACCGCAGGAAGTATGCCCCTCTTCATTCCGCAGATTGACTTACAGAATACAGTTGGAGTTGCCCCTTGGAACAATACTATATATTATGTCAGCGTTGAATACAACCCTCCTGCTACTCCTGCTGATAGATTGATTGCGAAAAAGCGTGTCATTTATGTCCCACAATCCAATATTTACCCACCTCCTCCTTCTGCCCCTCTTTCGTTGAGTGAAGCGACCGAACCTTACTACTGGGTCAATAACATTCAGGCGTTTATCTGTATGATTAACGAGGCACTCAAAGATGCGTATGCTGATATTGTAGCACAAGCGGGTAGTGCTGTCCCTCCTATCACCCTCCCTGCGACTTGGATTGCTGGAAATGAACCCTATATGCTTTGGAATGCCGAGAGAGCAACCGCAACGCTGGTCGCACAGGCAGACCTCTTCGCCCAAGATTGTTTAGGGGTCGGGAATGCCGAAGGATATGTCTATTTCAACAATCCCCTATTCACTCTATTTAGTTCCTTCCAGTCAATCCACAACTATACCTACGACCCTAACCCTTTGACTGTGAATGATGGCGAGGCGAACTATTTGATTAAGGTATTTAACAAAAAAGGAGGTGCTGGAAACAATTATGTAGCGAGTGATGCGAATGCTGGACCTCCTTATAATGCCCTTTATATGGAACAACCATATAGCACAGGAGCGACACTTTGCCCTATCCAGTCCCTCGTTTTCACAACTACCCTCTTGCCCGTTCTTCCCCAGTTGATAGGTATTCCAAGAGTATTAAGCAATAATAATGGTTCGGTAGGACAGAATGATAATTTAAGCAACGAAATTACCGACCTCGTGGTTAATTTAACAAACGGAACTGAATATTTCCCGAATGTTCTCTACTTGCCTACCGCTGAATATCGCCTGATAGACCTTCAATCCAATTCCCCACTTTACGGAGTTCAAATCAGCGTGGCGTGGAAAGATGTTTATGGTATTTACCACGACTTTTATCTTCAATTTGGTTGCTCTTGTTCGCTGAAAATTATGTTCCGTAAGAAAGACCAAGGGGTTTATTGATTTTAGGCATAATGCTTGATTTTTTTATCTTTGTTATAATTATAAACAAAGATAAAATGGCGTCCGCTGATTTTGAGAAGGTTTGCGTCCAAGATGACCTGCTATTGACTACTGACAAGGTTCGTTATGCGGTCTTCAAGGGAGGACAAAACATTACCCCGTCCCAGTATGAGGCGATTTCCAAATCCACCTCTTCTATTACTTTTAATATCCAGTTGCCAAGTGAAAGCACAGTATTTAGTCGCCGTGTTATGGTGGAGACCGAGATGTCTGTTAGGTTTAAGGCAACTCCTACCGCCAATATGCCTGTCGGTCAGTCTGTCGTCAATTTAGGATACGCTTCTGCCCTCGGTCCTTTCCCCTTCCACTCTTGTTGCTCTACTATTCAGGCAACCATCAACAACAATACTGTCTCGCAGAACCAGCGTGATATTATGTTCCAGTTGCTTCGCTTTGGCGACCGCCGTGAAGTTGCTCGTTATAACAACGCTACTCCTACCCAGTATGATAGTTATTGGTCTTACACCGACGCTCTTGGTGCGAACAACAACCCCAACTCCGCTTGGAATGACTGCGAACTGGACCAAGATTTTCAACCCCGAGGTTCATTCGTCATCACCTCTATCGCTGGTAATACTCCCAAGGCGAATGATGCTGATGCTGATGAAAGAGAGATTACTATCACCTTTAAGACGAGAGAACCTCTTATGTTGTCGCCCTTTATTTGGTGCGACCCCGAGAGCAACAATCAGGGTCTTTATGGCGTCCAGACCCTCAACTTTGTCTTCAACTTGGGTTCTGCTAATCGTGCTATTCGTCTTGCCAACGGACCTACTGGAACTGCTACTGCTACTTATCCTAATCCTTGGTTCTCTATCGGCACTCCTCCCTACATTCAAAATGTCGCGTCTTCCAGTTTGCTTATGCTCTTCCTTACTCGCCAACCCTCCAACTTGGTTAGTGCCAGAAATGTCGTGCCTTTTGCCGAGTATCCTCGCTATTTGACTTCTGTTTCTTCCGCAATCGCCAACGGTGTTTCTGTGGAGCAGAACTTCCAGAGTATCCAGTTGAACTCCGTGCCTGACAAGTTGATTATTGTCGCTCGTAAAATCCTTGCCAACCAGACCCCCGCCGACGCTGATGCTTTCCTTCCCATCAAGAAGATTACCATCAACTTCAACAACAAGGCAGGTCTGCTCTCGGGTGCTACTATGTGGGACTTGTGGCGTATGTCTGTTGAAAGCGGGAGCAACCAAACTTGGTCTGAATACAGCGGGAGGGCATACAAGTCCTCACAGGCAGGACCAGCAAACGCTACTGCTCTTCCGCAGGTGCTTCCTCTTTGCGGTTCTGTTCTTGCTTTGGAGTTCGGTCGTCATATTGAACTTGATGATGTGTATGCCCCAGGGTCTATTGGTGCTTTCCAACTTCAATTCAAGGTTGAGTTGGAGAACCATACTGGTCTCAATATCGGTGCTAATGAATACGAGTTGGTGCTTATTACTATGAACTCGGGCGTATTTTGCGTTGAAAGAGGCACTTCACAGACATACACGGCAATCTTGTCCCGTGCTGATGTTCTTGCTGTTTCTTCTCGCCCCCAGTATTCCAAATCTGGTCTTGCCCGTCTCGTCGGTGGTGCTGTTGAGGACAAGGTTAAGATGCTTGCTCGTCCTTTGATGGACGCTGTGGGTATGGGTTCGTCTGGCGGTGGTGTCAGCGGTGGTGGTGTCAGCGGTGGCGGTCTGTCTGGCGGTGGTCTGTCTGGCGGTAAGATGGCGAAGCATCTTGGTATGTAATTTAATTTTAGTAAGTCCTCCACCCACCCATAATGAAAAAAATCTTAACTGGTTTTACCGAGGTAGTTCAGCGGAAGAACGACGCACTCATAATGCGTAGGTCAGGCGGTTCAAACCCCCTCCTCGGTAAGTTGTAAATAAAAAGAAGGTCTTACCCTGCCTTCTCTTTATTTTGTGTGTGCGTGAGCGTGTGTGAGCGTGTTTAATACTCTACCTCCTTCTCTGTGAAGTATGTCTTGTGCGAAAGAAGGATGAGACCTTCTTCCTTTGCCATCTCCTCCTCTTCTTCGCTGTATTTGGTCTCCCAGTTGTTTATGACAACATACAGGTCTCTTTCAATTCGGTTGGCGAAGAACTCACCGAAGATTTCGGTGATGTGTCCCTTGTTGGGAGTGATAATGTTCCTGCGGAAACTGCTCCAATCCCAGTCAAAGCAGGGGAACATTTCCACGAGTTTTGCGATTTTCTTGAAGAAGTCCTTGTTGATTTGTTTTGGGGCAGTAAGCGTCTGGGTTTTGACGACCATATTTTCATCTCCACAGCACCCCATACGAAAGAGGGGGAACAGGATTTTTCCATTTACAACCCCACATTCTCCAATATGCTTGGGGGCGTTGAACTTCACGGCGATTGCGGACGACATCTTTGAGTTGTTATATACTTATAGTATGCTGATTACTTTAAGTTCTTTTTCAATTAAATCATTTCAATTTTTTTTGAAATGTGTGGAAATTAGCATTTCATCATTTTTCTTGAAAGTAGGTGAAGTAGGTGAGGTGAGGTGAGGTGATTTACAATCTATTCCTATATGCTGGTTTGTGGGTTTTGGAGAATGAGAAAGGATTGCCAAACACTTCACCCTACCTCACCCACTCCACCCACTTTTTTTGGTTGCCTTCGGCAAAATAAAATATCAGCGTAATATAGAAAAGAATGCCTCGTCCGCTCCCTCGTCCGCCTATTAAACCAATCGTAGATTTAGCAAAAAAGGTGTTGCCCGTTCTGTGTCCCAACCCTAATGTTTCTATTACTCTACCTCCCAAAATTACTTTCGGTTGCCGTTAGGGTTTAGGTGTTTTTTTCTCCATCTTGTTTAAGTGTGTTAGACAAAATGGAGGGTGCTGTTGCCTATATTGAAGTTCAAAGATTAAATGCCCGTATTAAGCAATTAGAAGATGAAAATGCTGAATTGAAAAAAAAATTAGAGACATCTACCGCTGAACGACTTGGATTTCGCTCTGTCTCATTTGGGTCGCCCTTTATGGAAGACCCTGTTGCTTCGCCTACCTGTGTGCCTCGTAGTGGTCGTGTGTGGAAGGAATACCCCAACCCTAATTGGCGTGTAGAAGGGATTTGATTGAATGGAGTTGCTGTTGTAGTTTGAGATTTTCGTTGCGTAGTCGTTGGTTCTCTGCTTCCAGCGTCTCAACCTGTCTGCTTACCTTGATGTATCTGCTTTCGTTTTCGCTTTCGTTGATTGCTTTGTCGTCAGGGAATATCTCCTTTGCGTAAAAGTTCGCCTGAACGAGTGCGAAGAGTTGTGCCTTGACCTCATCATTACCAAGGTCAAGGAGTTCGCTCAAATCAATATCGCCATCACGAATAAGGTCTTCCACATACGAGACCGCTCCTTCTCTATCGTCAAAGACGAGGAACTCCTCTTCGTTGAGAACATTAAGCACTCCTTCAAGCATCTTGTCCTCCAAAGTTCTTCTTCTGTCGTTCATTATATAATCGTTGCTTTGCTGTATTGCTGTCTATTATATAATGTGATAAAATCAATTCAATTTTTTTCAAAATCAATTGAAAAATGATTATCTTACTTTTTCTAAAAGTTTTTTTGTGATATGCTAATTTTCACGATTTTCAAAAAAAATTGAATTGGTTTGAGTGTGTTTCTTTAAGTATCAGCGAACTCAAATAAGGAAGTATGTCATCAATTACCTACGAGCATTACAATTACACAGGCGGAAAGCGTGAGGACGAGAAACTCAATAAGCGTATCATCTCACTCGCAAGAAGGCACAAGTTCTACCTACCTCAAATCAAAGAGGTCATCAAACCAACTTCTACCTCCTTTTGCTTGGGGGGGCAACAATCGTTTCAAATAATCGTGGCGAAGAAGCAGGTGGGGTGGGACTACAAGGTTGTCGGTTTCATCATCTACGATTTCGGTCAGGGAATATGGGCGAGGTGTGCTGGAAAGTTTCAACTCGGTTCTGTTGAATACTGGTTGGTTGATGAGAAGTTCAGGGGTCAAGGAATAGGCAAGGCACTCTACGAGAATATGATAGAGGACTGCCGTGGAATTGTGGATAATATGTCGGTGATGTTTGACAAGACCGACGCTCGGTTGTGCGACCTCTACACGCAACTCGGTTTCAAACTCATCAAGAAATATGATGGGGTTGAAGTGGAACAACCAAAAGATAAGTTTCAAGTTTGGCACAAAATCGTTTATGCGAAGTTCTGTTGGGGTGAATTGTTTGGTGGTGATAGGGAGGTTTATCGTGAGGAGGACTAAATGAACCGCAAATCATTCATTATGGTCGCATTACAGACGCAGTTATGCTTATAATAACCCTGCTTGGTGGAGAACATCTTTACATACTCGTAGAGATGTGTAAGCAGATTTTTTTCTTCAACGAAACTGCTATTGTGTAAGCGTAGAGAAGAGAGGGTAGAATTGCTAATACTGAAAGCGTGTAGCGTGTCCCTCCAAACTTTATATTTGGAATTAAGTTCCCGTTGTGCTTTAAGATACTCTTCTTCGGTGTAGAGTTTTTTTCTTGATATTTCTTTCAACTTCGCAAGTTCAGCGTTATATTCTTTCATAAATACTTGGTGATTTTTGTCTATATCTGTGTTTAAGATACTGATATAGGTGGCAACTTTGTCTGCCTTCTCGCTTTGGGTAAGCGGAACTTTTATGATTTGGTGTGTCGCAACCGATACGGGTAATACGGCAGGTAAGCGTCGTCGTATGACAGCGGAACTGGACGAAATGACAGAAGGTTTCGGTTTGGACTTGGAGGCGGAGCGACTGGCGGATTTAACCTTCGCCACCACCTTTGCGGGTGCTGGTGCTGGTGCGGGTGCTGGTGCGGGTGCTGGTGCTGGTGCTGGTGCGGGTGCTGGTGCTGGTGCTGGTGCGGGTGCTGATTTGGGGTGTCCCAATATTTTCTTGACTGTCTTGACTGCCTGTCGTATCTTTCTACCACCTCGCAGGTCTTCGTCGTCGTTGCTGTCGTCATCAAACCCGTAGGCATTAAAATCTTCTGCCCCATAATCTTCTGCGTCCTCTGCGTTGGTGAAGACCAAATCAGCATTAGAAGAGGCGAGTTCATCAACGGGTAGTGTATATACACAAGAAGCAGAAAAAAGAAGGGGCAATAGTGCTAAAAGTGCGTATGTCGGTTTCATTTTATACTATACCCCAATATTATTTTATGACAATTTGTATTTGGGTTTTGCCATTTTGCCCGTAAATACCTTCCAGTTCTCGTTGGTAATTCTAATCGGGTCAGGGTTCTCGTCCATATCCTTCGGTTTCTCCATCTCCTTTGCGTGTCCCGAACGAGCAGTAGAGAAGAGTTGCTGGAAGGGCAGGAGCGTCTCGTCAATATCCGTAGCATTAGAAGCAAGAACAGGGCGAATAGGAAGCGTATCAACCTTGCTAATAGGTGCGAAGGGATTAGGCATACCAATCCTGCGTTTGAAGGGTGTCATTTCCTCTTTATCATCATAATCAACATTTCCACCATACATCTCATACGGCAAGAGGTCGTTAATGTTTTCATTCACCCCGTATTGAACTCCACCAGCAAGAACCTCGCCTCTGCGTTTCAAGAACTCTGCCTTGGGGTCAAACTCGTTAATGAAGGGCATCATCTTCTCACGCCTCTCCCTGCCCTGCGACATATCCACGATACGATTATCGCCCCTTGCCAGTTCAGCAAGTCGCTTTTTTGCCTCCAACTCACTACGACCAAACCCAAAGAAGTCCTTTGCCTTGTCGGCAAAGGTGCGTTGGAGACCTGACGGGATATAATCTTGAAACTTGTCAGGCACAATTCTACTGGTTGCCCTGCGAACATCACTCATAGTCGGCATATTCTTTGCGATTGTGTTATACAAACCGCTCACAGCGTCTCCTGCCTTACTCGCCCAACCGCTTAATGTATCCATAATTCCGCTTCCACGCAAGAACTCCTCATTCCCGAGACCATACAGGTCTTCGCTATTTATGCGTTGTCCTGTTTGTTGCCCGTAAGCATTCGCCCACGCCTGTCTAATCATTCTCACATTTCTAATCCAAGGTTCTAAACTGTCCTGTGATGCCGTCTGTGCGTCCAAATCAAAAGTTCCGTCGGGTTGCTGACGACGCAATTTGGATATGATAGACGGAGGCAACGCATCAAATAGTAATCTGTGTTCTGCTGGTGCGATTGCTCTACCTTCGGCATCTTCTAAATTGGTATATGTATTCCACACATCAGTATTTTCTATACCATCAATTTCAGGGATAGGTTGGAGACGATAGTTCGCATTTCGGTTGTTGTCTGTGCCTCCGTCGTCGGCGTATGCTTGTTCTACTGCTCCAAGTTGTCTGCGTTGTCTGCGAGGGACTGATGGTTGTCTCTGTCGTGGTCCAACGGGAGATACTGGGCGTGCTGGTTGTCCCTGCTGTGCCTGTGCTTGTGCCTGTGCTTGAAGTTCTGCCCGAACAATAGGAAGTGCCTTTTTAACAGCATTTCCACTAAACGCTTGTCCGCCTCTAAACGCAAGAATATCTTTTACAAGGTCGTTTGCCTGACCTAAACGCCGACTATTTAATACTTGTCCTGCGTCCATACCTTCCCCAATTTGATATGAGACATACGCCCGAACCAAATCTTCTGCTGACGCATAACCGCCTTGTGGTGGTTCTGGTTGAGGTCCTGCTGGTTGTGCTGGTTGTTGCTGGGGTGCTGGTCCTCCTTGCTGTCCCTGCTGGGGTTGCTGGGGTGGTTGAAGAGGAGGAGGAGGCGGTCCAACGGGGACAACAGGAAGAGGATTTTTACTGAATGTCTGCGATAAAATCTGCTTACTTGCTTCATATCTCGCAATATCTTTCTTGGTTATGCTTGTGTAGATTGCGTTGGAGAGATTGTCCGCCATAAGCATACAGGTTGCGTATCCTTCTGCCGAACCTTTGCGGAAGCGTTCAAATGCCTCCCTATCTGCTCCTGCCTGTCGTCCAGAAGGGAAAGCATTAAACGACCCCAAATAGAGTTGTGCGGTTTGTTTTAAAAGTTGAATGAGGGGCAGGAGATATGTGGTATTCACACCGTTCGCAAAATCGCTTGATGCCCTTATCTGCGGTGCGTAGAGAGAAATGTAATTTACGAGTTCATTATAGGTCGCAATAATATCAACAACCTTGAAATAATCTGTGCTTAAACTAATCAAACGGGCATCTTGGATAAGGCGGGAAGGTGCTGTTCCAAGGTTCAAGAGTGCTGATATTTGCGAATAAATGTCGGTCTTGAACCCGAGCATTTGTGAAAGTTTATTCACGAACGACCCAATCTTGAAGGAAACACCTACATCAGCAGGAGAAGGAGGCATCTCGCTCTGCTCGTAGAGATTTGCCTGTTTCATCTCATTTTGATATACCTGCTTGTTAAATCTTGCGTCAGCGGTGTTGAGTTGCGTCCGCTCTGCCTCACGACTTAACCCCTGTGTGTTTTTCTTATCGCCTTGGTGTGATACGGGGTGAGCGTCCAAAAGTTTCTTCAATCTATCCATCTTATATATTGCTAAAATATTATTATTTTTGGTTTGCTCCAAGAAAATAATAATAAAAGTTTATGATTTGGTCCAACTACTCAAAAAAGTCCTTATCGGGCAAATAACTTTGGAACTTTTCAGTTTCTTTAATCTCTTCAATTTTGCGGTCAATCACCGCATTCTGCTCTTCGGCACGACGCTTGATAATATCACTCAACTTGCGGTCTTCCTCATCTTGACCCCACCGCTTCCAAAACTTCAACCATTCGGGTAAATAAAACCACATTCTATATCTATATAATCTAAATAGATAAAAAATAATCTACTTCAACGCTCTATTCACCAAAGTTTTAATGAAAAGATAAACAGCAATATCAGCAACAGAAGGAAAAACATAATAGAATACACCACTAACGATTTTCAACCACATTTTCCTTCCTTTAATCTTATGCGAGATTAAAGTAGGAGCGGAAGAAAAGGGGCAACGGTGGATGCTACATTCCCGAGGTCGCTCCAAAAGTCGCCACCACTCGCACCAGCACCACGATAAGTTGCCTTGGCATCTTTGAGTGCCTGTTTGTAAGAGACGCCGTGTGCCTTGGCATATGCCTTGGCGTGTTCTATCCATTTTGAAGCAGGACGCTTTCCACCAGCAGGAGAGGCATTCACAGCAGGGTTGGCGGAGGCGAGGTCTTTGACAAGAGCGTCAGTTGCCTCAATTTCGTCTAAACTTTCGCTGTTTCCTGCCTCACCCATACCAGTAATCTTTTTAGATGTTCCTACTGACTTGGTTGCCTTGCGAGGTTTCTTCAATTTACTCATACCCCGTTCAACTTTTTCGTAGTCCTTGCCCTGACGATAGGTGCTATAATCCTTGCTACGCTTCGCAAAATCATTCATAAATGCCTTGGTGAGAGGGACACCATTACAGGGCATATTTTTCGTGGAAGGCAAACAGCAATAATCGCCTGCCTTGACGATATATTTTGGTCCTGCCTGTGCCTTGCCACCGCTCACGCCATCACCAGTCATATAGGGTTGATTAACATTACTGCGTTGCTGTAAGGCAACCAACTCGGCACTATTACCGCCCGACATACCTGCGTTTGCGGGTTTATTGAAAGGAGGTTGTCCGTCATTTGCGATATTGCCACCCTTGTAGAGTTGCTGTTTGCCTGACAGAACACGAGTATTCTTTGCTTTTCCCATTCCGCTAAAAATATCGCCCATAGCGTCTGCCATAGCCATATTCCCCGAGTATGACAACGCTCCGCCTGACATTCCCTCCCCCTTCTTGCCTGAAAAAAGACCTGCGACTTTACCAGCGGTGTCGGCAATCTTACCCACTTTTTCAACAACAGGCATAACCTTATCAAGTCCGTCGCTCGTTGCCTTTGCCCCCTTCTCAACCAAGTCGCCGATTTTATTGACCGACCCCTCTACAAAATCCCCCACTTTACCGAGTGCGTTGTTAATACCCGAAATCAAATCATCAATAAACGACCCGCCTGACATTCCAAATCCGCTGACGAAGGGTTCAAGGTAAGACATATCAAGTTCGCCCTGTCCGCCTGACATACCAAGACCCAGCAACAAGGGGGCAAACGGGGCAATCTGCGAGGCGAAATTGCCAAGGTCGCCCAAGAAGTCGCCACCTGATAAACCTGCTCCGTGGAGTGCCTTCAACTCGGCAAACATCTTCTTACCGAGTTTTTCATAATTCTTCTTTGCTCCACCCGACATACCCTTACCATACTTGTCGTAAAGTTTCATACCTGTCTCAATATGAGGGGCAAGAGACGAAGCAACCTGTCCCACCTTGCCAATTCCGTCCAAAAGGTCATCAAAGAAACCGCAACCCATCAAGGCACGACCAACCGCTCTGGTCTTATCAACAGAACTGCTCTTCCTACCAAGACCAAGCAAAGGCAGAAAAGGGGCAACCTGCGAAGCAATATTACCAAGGTCGCTCAAAAAGTCGCCACCCGACATCCCCATTCCTGAAATATTCTCGTTGTATCCGCCTGACATTCCGTATCCGTGGAAAAGTCCCGTAGAGTTCAAATCAGGGTTGAGAACAGCAGGTTCAGCATCAACAATTTCATCACCGCCAGACAAACCACTACCACGAGGAGGGCAACGGCACGCCTTTCCGCCACTTTCACCAGCACCTAAAAATGGTGCGACTACCTGTGCGACTTGACCGACTGGTCGCATAACAGACATAAACCCGTCAGCAAAGTCGCTCCAAAAGTCGCCACCTTCCAACTGGAAATCGCCTTGACGCAAAGTATCACCTCGCATTTGACCGCCGTGGAGCGGTGTTTGAGATGCGTGATATGCGTCGTTTCGCAGATTTGCTACATCATATCCTCGCTGTTTGTTCGCTATTGCGACATTATACGGGGTTAAATAAGAACTCATTTTTATAATATTACAACAGAAAAAAAAGGGCGACCCCTGCCCTAATTGTTCCTTAATGTAATAATATTTTCTAAATGTTTCGGCGACAAGTGGGACACTTGGGTTTGGTATTAACTGGTGTGTGGTCGCACAAGTGTTCGTAGCACCCCTTACAGAGGATATGTCCGCAAGGTGTCAAGTGGAATGTCTCCTTGGTTGTCAAATCAATACAGATAGGACAAGTGTAGGTCTCATTCAATCGGTTCGCCATCTCCCAAAGTGCCTCGGTGATGTGGGGTGGAAACTCCGCTGGGCGTTGAAGGCGACCTCCAACACGAGCAAACATTCCTCCAATTGCTCCTGCCTGTTCCGCTCCTTGTCCGTGTAGTTCATAAACCTTCGCCCAAGCAAACGCCCTCTGCTTCTTAACTGCTTCCATTTGTGCGTGAGTGTAAGTTCGGTTCTCCATTATTGCTTGTTCTTTGAGTTGAATGCCACTTAAAGAAAAGATTGGAAAACAAATCAATTTTTTTTGGAAATCAATTTTTTTCTCATTTTTGATTTTTATCAAGATGCGTGGATTTTCCTCTATTTTGAAAAAAAATTGATTTGGTTTTTCATTCATTCTTTAAGTGATAAGCAACTCAAAGAAGTAGAACACAGACAGAATGGAAAGCATAATGAAGAATGTTGGAATGTGCCTTGACCTCGGCGAAGATGGAACGGCAACTGCTTATGGTGAGTGGGATTTGGAACGCAAACAGGAGTTCATTCAAAGCATCTTGGGCGGTGGAAACAAGAAGAAAGAAAATGAAAAACATATATGCTGTATGTGCGAGGCGACATACAGAGGATACGGACACAACGCTCAACCGATTTACAACGCTCGTTGCTGTGATGATTGTAATGCTCTTGTGTTGATTGCTCGTTTGAACCTGCGTGAAAAGGGAGATGACATCTACGAGCATATTCATCTCACAATTCAAAAGTTTCCTTCTCAAAAGAGTTTCACTTGGACTGCCTTGAAGGAAAAAGTCAAAAGTTTCCGCAAAGGTGGAAGGCAAGGAGCGAGATTGGACTTTGTTCCAGTCCAAGTTGTCGCCGAAGCAAGTGAAAAAAGACGCAGAGACGAAGCACGCGAAGAAAGAGAGTTTGAAGCAAAAGAGCAAGAATATTGGAGAAGGCGTGAGGAGCGTGAGCGTCAGGCGAAGATTGACGAAGAACGCAAGGTAAGGGACGCAGAGGAGGACAAGAAGCGTCAAGAGGATTTTGAGCGTCGCTTGAAGGCACTTGAAGTCAAGGAACAAGAACGCAAGGAAGAGGAGAAGCGTGAGAAGGAACGCAAGGCGAAAGAAGCAGAGGAACGCAAGGCGAAGAAGGATGCGGAAAAGGCAGAGAAGCAGAAGCAGTTTCAATCCAAGCGTAAGTAAGAAGCGTCGGCGTTGTGGGAACGAAAATCAGGTAATCAAGGTAAGTTTTTTTTCTATCATTATATAAAAATGGATATTGCGGAAACAAAACAAGGAATAGACGAGGCAATTCGCAAGTTTGTCGCCGTTCTCAAATTAGATAATTCGCCAGTCGTTCAACTCGGCACATCTTCATTCAAGACCCAGCAATTTTTTAGTGATTATGACCTTCTATCGCCCGTAAGCAATAGAAATCTCTCGGCACAGAAGATTTGTGCCGAACTCAAACGCATCTTGAAGTCGGTTGATGAAATGGACGATATTTGGTTTATTGAATTAAAAATCCAAAACAAGGACGGAAGCAAGGAAAAGTTCTTTCCGCAGGACATCTCTCCCTTGGATTGCGACAAGGTGGATAAAGCAGTCAAGGATATTGATTATATCAAAATTGACGCAGTCATCTATATACGGGACACGAATAAATTGACAGAACTCTCCATCATCTACGCATTCCAAGATGTTCCTGCTGACGAAATCCTTATCAAAACAATCAGCGAGGATTACAAACATTATTGGTCGGCAGGAAATCCATACAAGGCACTCAAAAGGTTATTTAGTGTCTATCGCTTGGAGGGCAACAAAGATAGAATGGTTGAACTTTCTTCCCTATTCAATAGTGAAACGGGCAAGTTGTATTCGCTGTCAAGCAACCTCAAAGCAGTCAAACTCATCTTGGAAAGTGGCGTATCAGGGAAAAATCTTGGCGAAAAGGTCAGGGTCAATCTTCAAGATGTCAGCACCGCAATCGGCAAACCTTTACGAACCGAGCGAGAGATTGATATGGCAATCAAAGCATTAGACGCACAAATCAAAAAGCAGACGCAAGTATGGTTGAAATCGCATAAATCAGTTCTGCCGTAGATTTTTTTATGTTGGTTTATATTATATAGATTATTATAATATGAACGAGTTTAATCTTGCGAATATTGGTCGTCCTCTTGCGAAGATTACAGGTGGAGCATTAGACAAACGCTTAATAAGTGTCGCACCGCAAGGTGAGGTCAATTCTAAAACTGACAAAACTTTTAGTTGCTTGACCTTGCCCGAGGACGCAAAGTTTCAGGTTGTTCCAGACACAAAAAAAGAAAGGGATATTCTGTATATAACTGGACCATCAGGGTCAGGCAAAACCACCTTCACCGCTGGTTATTTGGAGCAATACAAGAAGAAATATCCCAAGAACCCCATTTACATTTTTTCCGCCCTCAAAGAGGACGAAACCCTTGATAAAATCAGCGGTGTCAAGCGTATCAAGATTGGTGCGAACCTGATTAGCGACCCCCTTGAAATTGATGACTTGAAGGATAGTTGCTGTGTCTTTGATGATATTGATGTAATCAGCGATAAAAAGCACCGAGAAGCAGTTTATAAAATCTTGAACTCTATTCTTGAAACTGGTAGGCATACCAAGACCTCGTGTATCAATACCAACCATCTTCCCACCAACAAGGGTGAGACACGCAGGATTTTAAATGAAAGTCATATTGTCGTTTATTTTCCGCATTCTGGTTCTGTTAGGGGTGTGAATTATCTCCTGACTGAATATGTGGGATTGGGGAAGCAAGAAATCGCAGATATTAAAAAATTGCCTACCCGTTGGTGCTGTATTTTCAAAAATTATCCACAAATCATTATGACTGAAAAAAGTATGTGGTTTGTGGGTGGTGAGGGGGAAGAGGACTAAACGCTTACACCGCCCTCTGGAATATCTACGACATCAATACCCGAAGGTGTTTCTTCTTGTATGTCGCCAATTTTTATTTCTTGAAACTCTTGCTCCCCGAGCGGTTTTACTCGCATTATAACTTCTGGGTCTTCGTTCCCTCCAAGTGCGTCAATATCAGGGTCATACGCAATCCCTAATTCTTGTGCGACTTTGATTTTATCAAGGACTTTTCTTGTCGCATACGGGTTCTCGTCTGCGACTTGAATATGCGTCAATCCATTCGTGATTGGCGGTTTTGATACACCACTCTCACTCTTGTAGAGATTGTTGTATTTTTGAATGATGTCCTCATCAATCAACGGGGCAATATCAAATAGGTTTTTCAGGTCGGTCTTGATTAATGCCAACATATCCTTTGGATTGGTTCGCATATCTCTTTGAAGCGACAATTCAATCTGTATGCGTTTGAAGATTTGCGAGAATTGAAGGGAGCATATTCGGTGTCCCTCTGCCCTCTTTTGAAGTTGAAAATAACTATCAATACTCTTGATTACGCTCACGAAGATTGACCCAGCAGAGAGAATGATATACATATCGTCGCTTTGAATATTCATTCCTGTCGCCAATCCAATCACACTTGAAAGCACAATAACGGGAATATTGATAATATTACTTCTAAACTGATACTTCTCGTATGCGAGGTTGTGGAGTATGCTATAACTCTCTGCTTGTTCGCCCTGCTCTTTCAATAATTTTTCCAATTCAGGCACATATGCTATTTCCTTTTTCGGCATCTTTATATATTCGCAATATTTTATTTGGGTTATGCGTAGCATTCTTTAATTGACTTTTGACTTAATGTAGGTGGGGTGGGGGTAGGTGGGGTAGGTGGGGTAGGGTGAAGTGTTTTACAATCCTTTCTCATTTCCCAAAACCCCAAAAACAGCATATAGGAATGGAATGGAAATCACCCCACCTCACCTCACCTACCCCACCTACCCCCACCTACCCCACCTCCACTACTATAAGTGATAAAATACTTAATAACGGGATTTAAAAAAAAATTGATTTGATTTAAAAGTAATGTTCTACTAAAACAACTTAAATAATATCTATTAGTAATATATAACTCAAAGATGTCCGCAGAAATCGCCATTCCAGTCAAACCCAAATATCCTTCCCAAACGCCCGAGTATCAGCACAAATACTACACAAAGTTCTACGCCAAATGTCAAGAAAAAGGGACGCAGGTATGTTCTATCTGCTTCGGGAATTATACTTACTTCAACAAGTCGCACCACAACAAGTCCGCCCACCATCAACGGGCAGTCGCATACCAGCAATATCAGCAATCACAGGGACAGCAACAATCCGCCAATTAATCCGCCGAATATTTAGGAAAAATCTAAAATCAAGAAATCGCACATTTTAGATTTTTCATTCAAGCATTTAGGAAAAAAATTGATTTGTTTTTATGTAAAAATCTACTTAAAGTAGGACATTCATTTAGGCGATTTGATTATTCCAAAACATTTAATTCCAAAAGAACTTAAAGAAATATTATCTTATATAAGTATATAACAACTAAAATGTGTGCCTCCGCCTCCGCCTCCGCCGAAATTGTCCTTATGGACGGACTGCTGACTGACATCAAGGTCAAAGAC